GAGGGTGATCCCTAGCCCGCGATCGCGATCTTCGCCAATGATATTGGCAATGGCCGCAGGGTGGAGATCATTGGAGTAGGCGTCAATCCCACCGGGGAGCACCTTCATTCCGCCCCATTCCATCGTCGCTCCGGTGAGTCCGAAATTTGCGAGGATCGTTACATCGTGACCTGCCGCCTTTAGCAGCGGTGTGATCTCTGCGGTCATTACGCCATAGCCCGAGCCGACCCACGGCGCATTTGACTGCCACGCGATTTTTAGTGACATTGCCTCTCTCCTCCCACCTACTAAATGGCGAGGGCTCCGAGGTTGCCCTCAGAGCCCTCGCCGAGAGTCTACCCGAGGTAGACCGTGTACGTCTTAGGCCGTGGCCGAGACGAGCACGCGACCTGCGCCGCCATCTGGGAGAGCGCCGTCGACGTGATAGAGCGAGCGAATACCGATGCTATTGATCTCGAAATAACGCTGATCGCTCGTAGCGACCTCGATCCCACCCGCCTCGCGGATGAAGTACGAAGGCTCGTGAAGAATTGCCACCGACTTAGACGCCGAAGCGACCGCGGCCATATGGACATTCTCGCGCACCTTGTATCCGAGGAGCGTCTCAGGCTGACCCGCTGCCGGGGAGGCCTGCCATACGAACTGACCATTAAGGTCTTGGAAATTGCGCGCCTTGCGCACCGCGGTGGTGCTCATATGCCACGCCGTATTCGGGTTGCGATAGCTTGGTGAAATCGCATAGAGCAGGCTTACCGCGTCGGTAAGGTCGAAGAAGGTCGCGGTGACCGTTCCGCCCTTAACGGCCGTAGTAAGCGCACCTGCCGTGGTCAGAGCCGAGACGAATCCCGTCGGCTGAACCGTGCCGGTACCGAGCGTACAAGCCGATCCCGCGAGGTAGGCAAGCTGACGCCCTGCGGCGCGGCCCACGTACTCCACGAGATTAAAGCCCGCCGAGTCCACGAGCTCGCGCGAGGCGAGCGTGAGAACCGCGGCTGCGTACGCCCCGAGCGTAATGCTTGAGAAGACCGGATCCGAAGCGGAAATCGTGCCGCCCTGCGAGACGAAGGCTGCCGCCGGAGCGGTACCTGCGACCACGGGGACGGTGATATTTCGCACGTCGGTGGTGCGGATCTTCGTTGCGCCTTCATACACGGGATTGCCCTCCACGAGAGCCTCCACAATGAAGTCACTAAACGTGACGGGCGTAGTAGCCGTCGCGGTCGCGAGTGCGCGGATATCAAACTTAGCGGCACGCTTCTCGCCTGCGATAACGGCGCGGAGAAGATCCGCATCATTCTCGACGGGAGCAGCGGTCGTGATCGCGAGAGTATCTGCGAAAGAAGCGAGCTTCGCGGAGCGATCCTCGCCCTTCTTCAGATCCTCAATCTTCGCGAGCTTGGAGTCCATTGACTCCCCGAGCTTCGCGTAATTGACTTCCTCTTCCGAGGAGAGCTCACGAGCCTCATCCGCAGCGCGGGAAACGAGGGCGCGAGCGGCCTCGAAATCACGGCGGTAGGCATCGTGGAGCTTATTGATTAGCTCGTTAGCCATCTTATTACTCCTATCCTGCTATGGGGTTACTACAATCGCCCTGCCCGGTGGTGCTTCTCCGGCGGTGCTTTCGCCCTTAGCGGATACGCCCTTAGCGGCGGACGTTGATTACTTTACCGCACGCCTCGCGAGATCCATCTCCTTCTCTCGGATGGATCGTGGCACGGATGCCATTGCGGGTGCGTCTGATTGCGGCTCAATCGCGCCGATTACCTCGGCGGTAGCGGCGGCGAGATCTTCAGATTCCATCTGATCTTCTGCCGATTCGATTCCGTCTTCGGCAATAATCGAGGCGACCGCGGTGGTAATGAGGCGAGCCTGATCGGGCGTAGCGGTGCCTGCGGCTAGGGCGGCAAGCGCCTGCCCGAGCTCGGCTACGTCGATCCCTGCCGTCTCGGCAAGCGATCGGACGGCGACCGTAGCGATGGTGGCGGGGTAGTACGGCGCGAGCCCGGTAAGGGCGCTCACCTCTACGAGCTTTACGTCGCGCAGCTCTCGGACGCCCTGATCGTTCACGCGATTAGCGGCGGTGGAGAAGAAGCCGAAGGAGAGTCCGAGGCTCTTGCCCATCGTCTTCACGATGGCCGCGAGGTCGCGGTGATAGGAGATATCGGGGTTGAGCTTAATGCGAGCACGAAGCCCCTCGGCGGTATCCGTAAGCTCAAGCGTGCCGCTCTTCGTAGTGCCGAGCAGGCGCTCAGGATTGTGATCGGCATATGCCTTGATATCCCATTCGCCACGCTGCGAAGCGGCGAGAGATCGGGAGAATGCGCCCGGCTTCACCACCTCGGGATTCGTACCCTCGGCGGATGGCGAGTCATAAACGGCGGCGATGCCCTCGAAGGTCATCCCGTCTTCGCCTACGGCTCGGAGCTCTGCGACGCCCGTGCGGAATTCGATCGACATCTTATCTCCCTTATCTGCGCCCGCGAGATTAGACGCGGTGCCCTGAATCGTAGCAGCATCATCGGTAGTGCGACCCTCTGCCGCCACGTAGGATGCGGGCGTGAAGGTTTCTAGCCCGAGCTTCGCGTAAGCGGCGCGAGCGTCGGCATCATTGTCGATCGCCTTCTCCACCGGATATCCATCGGCGAGCAGCTTCTCGGCTTTATACGCCTTAAAGGCGACTCCCGAATTAGGGCCCTGCGGAAAATCGGAGAGGTGAATCTGCGTGAACGTAAGCCCCGCATCGTGGAGCGCCTTACGGGTTTCATCCGTGCGGCTATCGGGACGGGCGGACACCACGATCACATCGTCGCCCGAAGCATTGAGCGCAGCGATGAGCGGCTCATTCGGACGCTGCCCCATTAGGAGCGTATCGTCCACGTCCACAATGATCGCGCTCACGGGTCGACCTGAAAATCGTAGACGTGGAGATTAGAATTATCGGTGTCGGAGATTCCATAGAGTACGTCGCCATTGGCGATCTTCAGCACCACGGCGACGCCCTTCGGCACGCCGTATCCTGCGCCTACCGCAACACTCGGCCCTCCGACATAGATCGTTTTGTTGTAGTCGTTGCCGATGGTGAGCTCGTGGATATTCTTCGGGGTTGCGGTGCCGAGCGGCGTTGCGACGGTGCCGACGGCGATCTCTCGTGCGGTGAAGGTCATAGCCCAGAGACCTTCTTCGCTTCTGCGGGCGTCATCCCCGAGCCTACGAGAGAGACGTAGATCTCTGATCGGATGCGAGCAGCGGCGAGCTCCGAGTCGGCTTCATTGAGCGGCATCCGATACGAGTCTGCGGAGGAGTCCTGAATCGCAGGCATATCCTCCCATTTTCTAACCTGATTAATGGAGAGCCACCCTTCAGAAATTCCGACCCTATATGCGTTAAATCGGCTCTCCGTTGAGCCGCGGAGGAGAGCGTCCATTGAGAATTTCACGAATCCTTCGGGGAATGGGATCAGCGTTGAGAGCGCACGTTCTACCATCTCGGCAAGCGTCCGCAGGGTAAAGCGCACGAAATCTTCAGAGAGCTGCTCGACCGATCCGTAGCTCATTGCGCCCGGTGTGGTAACGGCGAGGAGCGCAGGCGGCACGCGGAAAATACGGGCGATCTCGTTCACCGTGAATTCACGCGAGCCGAGGAGCTGCGCATCTTCGGGACGGAATGAGAGCGGCTTAAAGGTTGCGCCGCCAGATAGTACGCCCGGCGTATGGACGTTAATGCCCGTGTGATGGCGAAGCCATCCCTCTTTAATCGCCTTCACCTGATCGGCGGTGAGCGATGCGGGCGTCTCAATGATCCCGCTCGGGGTGCTCGCCGACGCGAAGAATTGCGCGGCGTAATCGTCAAGAGTGAGCCCGAGAGAGAGCGTATTGCGTAGCGCCTCAATTGGAGAGATACCTAGATCGTGACCCGGCAATCGAATGAGCGGAATATGGAGGATCGTCTCTGGCCCGAATTCGGTGCCCTCTACGCCGCCCGTGTGGTGGACGGTGTAGACCACCTGCCGACCACGGCGCGAGACGGTAACGGAGCGCGGGTCTAAGACCCTGACCTCAAGCGGCTCTAGCGTGTCGGGATCTTTCGGCGCATAGACGAAGGCATTTCCATTGAGATACATCGAGACGATAATTTCCGAGACGACGGATTGGATGCCGACCGCGGGCTCCTCTGGCATTGGAGTGATAAGCCATTCAGGCTTCGCGCCTCCGGGGCGGTACGGTCGGCGTTCCCCATTGTCGCGGCGATAGGCGTCAAGCGGCATCGTAGAAATAAGATCGGCAAGAATGCGCACGCACGCCCAAGCTGAAGCGAGTCCGAGCACGCGCGTTTCATCGACGCGAGTCCCGAGGAGACCCGGAACGCGATCGAATGCGGATGGGATCAGTCCCATTCCCGTGAGGTTACGGGCTTCGTTTCCGGTGCCGAGTACGCGGCGAAGGATGCTCATTTCTTACCTCGCGTGTAGCCGATGGCGATTAGGGCAATCCCCGCGAGTCCGACGATGGTCGCCGGGTGTACGAGGTACGCCGCCCAGAGTAGCATCGCGAGCCCCGCAATTTCCAAGAGGTTAGAAATCATAGCGATATAAACTCCACGCTAGTAGCGGGCTTCGCCGCCTCTGACGCATAGTAGCGCGCCCGATCGTATGCCATCACCGCTGCTACCGCGAGATCGATCTTGCGGGGTGAGCCGCGATGCTCCTTGACGATCCTCGGCCCGAAGCGATCCGTCTTCACCACGGCATTCTCTAGGTGCCGGGCAAGCGCGGCGGTGAGAATCTCATCTCCGCCGTAGTGGAGCTGCTCCTGCGTGACCGCCTCAAAATAGGCTTGGCACGCTCCAACCATTCGGCTTGGGCTCTGCGGATAGTGGACTACGGGGAGCCCCTCTGCCTCTAGTGCCTCTAGCGATCGCGCCCATCGGAAAGGATCGGCGGCGAGCTCCACGATCTCATAGCGTTTCCCGATCTCTAGGATCGCGGCTTCTACCTCGCCGATATCCACCCTCCAATGGGGATCGTCTAGTGGGCGCTCGAATAGGAGCAGCGGCTCTACGTGCCCATCGAGGGTTGCGCCTACGAGCACGGTTGAGTCTCCATCGAAGGAGCCGTCGAAGGCGACCACAATCTTTTCGCCCGGTTGGATGCGGCGCTCCGTCGCAAGGCGTGCCCACGATCCTGCCGGGAGCCACGAGGTTTTCTGCGAGACCCATCGGCATAGCCGCTTCGTCTCGTACTCTTCTCGCGGGAGTGATCGTGCGGCCGCGGCAAAATCCTCGGGGTCGAGAAAGTCCCCGAAGGCGGGATTCGCCGCCTTCGCCGCTTCGGGCGAATCCCACGCGAGCTCTTCGGGTGCCGTGAAATAGCGAAAGAAGAAGGCGTCATCCTGCGTCTCGCCGCTCTGAATACGCATCCCGTATTGCCATAGCCGATAGCAGAGAGAGTCTTGCCCGCGGCTATCCGTCTTAGATCCTGCCGTTGAGATCCCGAGTACGAGCGGATTTTTTCTCGTGCCGCTCCCGAGATTGACGGTGCTCCATAGACGATCATCGGGTTGGACGTGTACCTCATCGAAGACTACGGTGGAGAAATTGTAGCCCTCTGCTCGCGAGCCTTCGGATGAGAGCACCCGCAAAACGGAGCCCGTCTCCGGGTATTCGATTACGTCACGGATGACGTGGAGTTTTCGCGAGAGGATTGGATCAAGCTCAACCATTCGCGCGCACTCGCGAAAGACGATGCGAGCCTGCGCCCGGTCGCCTGCGACGATCGCGACCTCCGCGCCCACCTCCGTGAAAAGCGAGTAGAGCGCGATGCC